AAAGCCCATAGCAAAACAATCCATATCGCAAATAACAACGCCATGACATAAGTGCCATGTGAGAAGTTGTTGGAAGTCGATGCCTTCTTGTTCATAAATTGCTATTGCTTTAGCTAGGTGCTGGTTCATCCAATAATAATTACACTATTCTCATCAAAATTTGATGGAGATGGTTGACCATCATCTGTTTCAACTTTTGCGTATGAATTTACCGAATCCGCCCGATTAAGTGCAGCAAAACGAGGTTGACTAGTATTATTGGTGCTACACACACCAGCATAGAACGCATTTGGCATTGCCTCAGTGAAGTTGATTAAAAATACTCCAGTGGATGGTCTTGAAACACAAGACACATTTCCTCCAGCCCGAATAACAACCAAAACAACGGTAGCTGTTGTTGTTGCTGCGGTGCTTGCACCAGTAACTATTGTAAATGTATTATTGTTAACTTTTGTGATAGTGTAAGACGAGTCTGCTATTGTTGCACCAAAATTAATATAAACCCTGTGGCCAGTTAACAATCCGTGATTTGTAATTGTAATTGTTGCTGTAGTTGACCCAGATAGCCTAACCGCAGTGCCACTGATGTTTGCTGTGGCAGTACCTTGAAAATTAACCCAAGCTCTAACGCCAAATACTGGCGCAGTTCCAGCTTGTGCTCCATTCAACTTGGTTGCAGGGATTGACGCATCTGTAATTTTAGCACCAGAAGTTGAGTTATCGGCCAGTTTAGATCCAGCAATAGCAGCGGACGCGTTAATATTAAGATCAGTAATTGTGTTATTTGCGATCTTTCCACTTGTTCCGCCAGTAATAGTTCCACTTGCAATATTAGCACCCGGAATGTTAGAAGTGGTCATCTGACCTCCAGCAGTAATTTGCAATCCTTGACCGGATACAACAGCACTAGAGACAAAAAACGAATTGTCCATAATGTTGTTTAGTTTTACAGATGTAATCTGTTCGTTATTAACAAATGAGTTTGTTGTATCGACGACTGGCATAACTTATTTCTGTGATATGATTGCTCGGTTGGAAACCGCTCCTGATATTTTAACTGAATGCACCTTGGGTGAACCACTAGTTCTTGTCAAGATCATAGTCCCCGTATAGCCGCGAAGACCTCCAAGGCGACCCCTAACATTTGCGGTTTCCTCCTCTTGATCTGTGTTAGAAAGATCACCAATTAGGTCAGTTGTATTACCAATTGGAAAGGCATTGTCTGGGTCTTCGGTTGAGAACAAAACATCAAAGGTAGATGGTGATCCAGCAGGGGAAGATTGCATTTGTGTCTGAAAGTCAGTAAACCTTTTACGCTCTTGTGTCCCAAGGTCGTACCCACGGGTGGTCAAAGACGAGTTAATTGACTGTAATACAATGTTTGAACTTCCAAATTCTGCGGAAATTTCGTCATCTTGAGAATTAGCAGCCTCCATTTTATGGATTCCACCACTAGATGATACAGCATAAAGGTCGTTTCTTACCCCAGCACCAGCAGTTACAAAGTCTGTAATCAAAAAACCAGAGCTTCCATAGGTGTCAAGAGACTCCCAGCCCTTATTCAAGAAGTTGAACACCAGAATAGCGTTATTCCCCTGTGCATCGTCAGCACCAACCACAGAATCAAGCGGGACTGCAAGGTAATACCTGTTGTCGTAGTAAACCGCAGTAGAATTTCCAGCTAGTCTGGCGTTGATGCGGTCAATATATGGCTGAATGTTCTTTGAAAGCGGTTCCTCCGTACCACGAAGGTTGTAATCGTTAAGGAAGGTAAGGGCGTAAACCCCGTTATCAGACAAAAATATCAAGTTGTTAGCCTGCATCACCACGGACTTGCGAGACAAACAACCCACCTCGCTGGTTAGTTCTTTAACCACGGTGTCAGCAAGGCCTCCCTGCGTACCAACAACCGCATGGATGCTGTTGCGGTTCATTACCACCAACGCATCGTCGTAAAACCCGTGCATGGCCACCACATAGTCAGCCGTGCCACCAGAAATACGGAACTGATTCAGCACCCGATCATAGGTATTGCTGTCCAAGATGTCGGAAGCGATGATCTCATCGGCAATCCCACGATTGGTGTAAGTCGAAACTGTCAATGTGCCACCACTCTCGTACAGGTAAGGCATCCACAGGCGGCGTTGGAAGTAGGTTGCCCAAGGTGGGCCGGGCATGTAAGAAAACCCAAGACCAATAGACTCCTGTTGGGAGTAATGAATGGTATGGGTTCCGTTAGGCTCAGTAGTAAAAAATGTCCACTTATTGTATGTTGGAAGCCCAGAAACATTCAAGATGTCACCAACATTTAGAACCTCAAACGCAGAACTAGTTTTAGCCAGTCTTAGTGATTGCCCAATTGAGAATGGATTATCTTGAAGTGCCGTAAATGCGTACTCGGTATCAGGAAAAAATGAACCAGTCGCTAATGTCGCAACCTTAGTAGTTCCGTTGTAATCATTGATTGTTCTTGTGGCTGCGGAAATCGAAAGCGTTGCATTATTGTAGAAGTCATCTACTGGAGATGGGCTAAACCCATCATCGAAAAACGCAGGAAACATTATGGTGTTGCTTTCCTTGCGAACCGTAGCTCCAGTAACAGTGTATGTTCCAGTAGCCCCAGTCAGAGGAATTGTAAAGGTGGTGGTGTTTGTAACCGTGACCACCACACGCACTCCGTTAGGGTCTGGCCCAGCGGATTGTGTTATCCCGCTAATTAACACGGAGTTTCCAGTCGTCAACCCGTGAGCTGTTGATGTTACAATGGTAACGATGTTTGTACCAGCAGTAGCACTTGAAATATCATAAAAAACCCCAACGCCTTTAGCAATACCGCTAGACAACTGGTAGTCACCAGCAACTAATGTGATGGTGGCTGTCCCATTATTCATGGTAATGTTGTTGTTACCATTGTAATCCTTGCCTGCTTGGTACGGGCCACCGGGAACCTTGTAGAACTGGGTGCTAACACCATCCCATTGTAGCGCAGACTGCCCACCACGAAAGATTATAACCTTATCGAAGACCTGTATCATTGACACCTCGACCCCAGCATCCAAGGTAATGCCAGTAGGGAAGGTCAAATCTGTGACCCCAGCCGTACCAGCATCCGCTAGCTTGGATACCTCGATCTTCTTAACCCCAGCATTTGTAGCCACAAGGATGTACTCCTTATTGGTTTCATTTGGATTGCTAAACAAGCAAGAGGCACGCACGTCAGACACTACATTGTCATTGATTAAGGTCGCACTAAGCGTACCAGTCTGGTCGCTAATGGTCGTCAACCCAGCCACAACGCAGCTCATTGTGTTTGCATCAACATAGGTCAACTCACGCACCCCATCAATCGTGACATCACCAGCAAGCCCAGAAATAGTTGCATAACCAGTACTGCCAGCCTCAAATCCATGTCCAGTAATTGTAAGGCTTAAAACGCCAGCCGTAACCGATGCCGCAGTAATGCTCTTGCTGGTATTGATTAAATAAAACGGCAACCTCAACGGAGTGCCACCAGTAGTCAAGCTGGTCTTCTGGGCAATGACCGCCTTACGAGGCTTCCAGTAACCCTCCATCCGCCCGTTAAGGCTCTCCCTAACCTCACCCTCCTGCAACTGGTTGAGCTGAAGCCTACGATTCACGCCATAGAACCCACGATCACCTGCATCGGCAATCGCATCGTCTAACCCACCAGTGGATCGGAACTGCGACATTAGGCGTAATACGCAATAACTGTACCAGAGCTAATTTGAACTTTGGTAAAGATGCCACCAATGCCAGCACCAGCAGCAAGCGTCTTGCCATCAAGGTTGGAAATGTCATCCAAGTTGCCAGCAGTCTCACCAGCACCAGACTCAATTACACTGTCAGTAATTGCTTGAATCCAACGGAATAGACCAGTCGCGCTGTCAGCACCAGTAAGCACGATGCCACCCATTTGGCCTTGTAATTGATATGAGTCGCCTCTAGGCATAATATAAATAAGTTTCTAAGCACAAGTCCATCTCGCGCTCACACAACCAATTACCACAATCCCACACATAATGTCAACCATAAACACAAATGTTACCTATCTAGCACATTTAAGCACAATACACTAGACCTATCCCCAAATAACCCCGAACGGGAACTGCCCCACTAACAACGAATCACACCAACAATCTCCAATAGTAGGTAACTGCCCCCTTTGCAAAATTTTAAATCTGGCGGGTCATGGATAGGAATTGTTACAAGTTGTAAAGTCGCGATCCCCTCCCCCCGTCATACCTTAGCGTGGCACTAATGATTTGTCCAGGTGTTC